TCTTATTTCTGATTTACAGGCTGGTGGAACAGATAGCACAATTCAAGAAGCAAGCACTTATCTAACTGCTGCTCTTAATATTCAAACTATTGACAATGTTCTCCCTGCAGCATTATATGCTATTGAACAAGTTGGAATCCTTGGTGAGTATGCGATTGAAAATGGATTATTTGCTCAAGCAGAAGCTGGAAGTGCAAACAGTTCTACTCAATATGCAGCGCAATATACTGATGAATCAGCATATAGAGATTCTATTTCAACTTCAGCAATCAATGATGTTGTATATGCATGGCGAGACTTAATTGAGATTGTTAAGGATATATTCTCACCTGGCGGAAAAGAAGCAAGATCTGCTGCTAAACAATTAGAGTATAATGAAAATTATTACACTAATGAATTAAATAACGCAGTTACCAATCAATTTGGATCTGGTGCATGGTCTACTGATCAAGAAAACTTTATAGAAGGTATTGTTGGAGACATTGTTCATGATCTTATTACAACTGATACTTACGATAAATCCACAGCATATACAATTACATTAAGTGCAAGTTCGGGTACGTTTGGTGTTGGAGAACTTGTTACTTCCAGTAATGGTGGTGAAGCAACTGTTCTTGAATACGACGATGTAAATAAAATCCTTTATGTCGGTGCATTTGGTGGAAGTGCATGGGTGGCAACTAATACATTATCTGCTCCTAGCGGTGCTACAGGAACCATTGCATCTGGTGGCGTAAGTTCTGCATACAATTGGTATAATAATCCAACTAACGTTAAGATTATTGATAGAGCAAGAAACCTTACATCTAATATTGAAGGACTTGTTTCTACTACAAATATTTTCCCTGATCCTGAGAATCTTAATGCTACAGGTTGGACTGCATCAGAAACAACAACTTCAGTAGATGTTACTGCTGCTCCTGATGAAACTCAAACTGCTGATAAGTTAATTGCTTCAACAAATAATACTGAGCACTACAAGTATAAGAATTTCACTTTAAATTCCTTTGAGACTTTTGATAGTGATACTACTAAATTTGACTCTACTACTGAAACATTCGATACTGGTTCTGCAGGTGATGCAACTACTCAAACATTTACATATTCAATCTTTGTTAAGGCAGCTGAGTATACTAAGACTCGTATATACCTAGCACTTGATGACTCTCTTGCAACACGTCAAAGAGCATTCTTTGATCTTGATTTATCAAATGGAACTAAGGGTTCTATCTTTACACCTGATGTTGCTATAACTGTAGATGCCTTTGGAGTAATTCCTCATGGTAATGGATGGTATCGTGCTTACATTACAGCAACATTTGGATTTGGATTCTCTCAACTTCGCACACAAGTTTATACTAGAGGTTCTAACGGAGCACTAGTCCATACAGGTAATGGATCTGATGGAATATTTGTCTGGGGTCATAAACTTAATACTGGTGCACTTGATCCTTATACTGCAGCATCTGGTCAATTATTCTATTCAAATACTGATTATAATATCAAGACATTTGCTTTAGATAATCTTGAAGACTTCATGGGTAAGGCACTTGATAATACTTTAACATCTCCTTCACCTCTTGCATCTTTCTATAAGTTCTATGATGCTTCTCTTGCATCAGATTACAATAAATCTACTATTCAAAGATTTATTCGTTATCATCTAAATGTTATTAGAAATCAGTTAGCACAGTCAACTTATTATACAACTGTTACTAACAACAATGCGATCACTGTTCCTACAATCAAATATGGTAATCCTGAGGTTCCAATCGGACTTAGTGGTGGTGTTAAACCTGCTGATTACTTCTACGGTTTACTTAGTGATGCATCAGCTGAAGTTGAAACTGTTACAGAAAATACTGGTGAAGTAGTTCAGGTTTATAAGAGATTTAGAATTGACGGTAACATAACTGATGGTCCTTTCACAATGGGTGAAACTGTTGCTAAACAGGGTGCAAGTGGTGTTACAGGTGTTGTATACGGTTTCTACGAAGATGCAAACTATAAGTATCTTGATGTTCGGGTAACCGCAGGGGTTTGGGCAGTTACTGACAATATTGTAGGTGCAGCAAACTCTACCACTGCTCAAATTAGTGCTATTGAAGATCGTCTTCATATTATCGATCTTCAAGGATTATTTGAGAATGATATCCCATTCAAAGGATATACATCTGGACAGACAGCACAACCAACAGGATTCTATCAAAATAATGCAGCGGTTACAGATAACACTGGAGGTACGTTAACAGTTGATACTGCAAGTCTAACTGGAACATTTGAAACTACTGCAGTGGTATATCCTCAGACCTCTAGGAAGTTTATTGATGTTAAGAAGATTGATGGTTTAGATGTTAAGGTTGGTGATTTAGTCGCTTCCACAGGTAATGTTCGTCTTGGTATCAATATTCTTAATAACTTAAATGTATTTACTGAAGGTAATAGACTGTATTCAATTGTTGCAGGTCAGCAGCAAACCAATTATGTAGTTATTGCTGAGATAGATCTTGCTAATAATTACCTATACGTCATTCCTGTTGGCGGATTTACACCTTCAATTGGTGATGTTCTTGGTGATTATGGAACAGGAACTGCATTACCTGTTGGACAGGTTCAAGTTACAACTGTTGTTACAAATGCAGGTCAGGGTGCTGCTAGAGTTCAAGATATTGAAGATATCGGTTTGAATAAGAGATTATATCTCTCTTCTGTTGTTGGTTCATTTACTGACAATGATGGTATCAAAGGTCCTGATAATTATGCTTCAGCGATTCTTAATGTTGAAGATGTTAAAGCTCGTGTCAAACGTTCCTTTAGAGGATTTGATGGAACACAAACATCATTCAAACTTACCACAGATAACGGAACTCAATATCTACCTGATCCTGCAGGTCATATGCTTATCTTCATCAACGGTATTTTACAACCACCTGGTGCAACTAATGCATATACAGCGTTCTCTGATACTATTCAGTTCACTGAAGCACCTGATTTGGGAGCATCATTTACAGGATTCTACGTTGGTAAACTAAGACAACTTGATGATATTAGTTTCGAGTTTGATTCATTAAGTCAATCATTTAACTTGAAACGTAATGATGTGTTCTATTCATTGACTCTAACTGATGGTGTTCAGTCAAGCACAATTAGACCTGAAAACAATATCATTGTTTCACTGAATGGTGTGATTCAGGAACCTGGTATTGGTTTTGAGATTGTTGGTTCTAGAATCATCTTTACTGAAGTTCCTAGATTTGGTTCTACATTCGTTGCATTCTCTTATGTTGGTTCTGAGGCAGACGTTGATGCTGCTGAGGTTGTTCCTCCAATTGAACCAGGTGACTTTATTGACATTCAAGGTGAGACTGCAGATAGAGAAGTTGCTGTTATTGAATCATCAAACTCTCTAATTACATTTGATTATCTTGGATCTGTATTCGGACAGAAAGCTGTCGGAACCGCAGCTCTAACAACTGGATTTATTAAGAATGTTCAGGTAACTGGTGGTGGTTCAGGATACACTTCCAGACCTACAGTTCGTGTTGATTCTATCTCAGGTTTTGAGGGTAATATCCGTGCACTAGTTGGTGTTGCGGGTGTTGAACTCAGTGCAACTGGTTCTGGATATCAAAATCCATCAGTCGCAGTTGAGACCACTGTCCCTGATGATTATGTCGCACCTAATCTTGCAGATTATGGTGAAGAACTAATTGATCCAGAGATCCTATAAATAACTAAAAATCGTAGCGAGTAATGGCTAAACAAGCACTAGGTCTAGGTTCAGCAGCAAATGATAACTCAGGTGATACCCTGAGAGCTGGTGGTGACAAGATCAATGACAACTTTACTGAAATATACGGTGCCATTGGTAATGGAACTACACTGACTGTTAGTGTTACAAACCCTGCTGTTGGTCAAGTTCTTAGATATAACGGAAGTACGTTTTTGCCTTCTGACTATACTCAACTTACTTCAGCATTAGATGTAAATGGTAACAATATTGTATCCTCTTCTAACGGTAATATCGTTATTGATCCTAACGGAACTGGCAACGTAACTATTTCTAATGGAAGTGTCACAAACACTTTTAATGGAACTACTGGAATAGTAGACTTTCCTACAAAAATTCAGTATAAGAATGAGTTTACAACTCTTGGTGCTGCTCCTGCTGCAGCAACATATACTGGTTATTTCTTTACTGTAGATGGTGATGATAATCCATATGTGAACATTAATATAACAGCAGGTGGAGCGGGCGATGTAAGAGCAAAGGTTGTAACTGAATATTCGAGTATTGGATTACTTTCAGATGTTGATATTACTACTGCAGCACCAACTAATAATCAAGTATTAAAATGGAATGGAACTAAATTTGTTCCAGCTGATGATATTCAGGGAACTTCAGGAGGTGCCACTCAAAACCTCTTCGCTACTATCTTTGGTGACAGTGGTAGCACTACAGCGAATACTACAACAGACTCTTTAACAATTGCAGGTGGAACTAATATCACTACTGCAGTTGTTGGTGACACTTTAACAGTGAACTTCTCTGGAACGTTGACAAGCACCATATCAGCGTTAACTGACACTGATATGTCAGGACTTACTCAAGGTGATTCATTATTCTATAATGGAACTAATTGGGTTCCTACTAGATCACCTATCACATGGTGGGAACTTGGTGCTACTGGTAATGCACAGAACTTTACGTTCAATGGTCCTGGTTTCTCTGCAGCAACAAATGATCCTCAGATCTATGTTCAAAGAGGAGCAACATATGCCTTTGATAACTCTACTAATGGTGGTGCACATCCATTTAGAATTCAGAGTTCAGCAGGTTTAAGTGGCACTCCATACACCACTGGTCAAAGTGGTAGTGGAACTGCAGTTCTTTATTGGACTGTTCCTATGGATGCACCTGGCACACTTTATTATCAATGCACAATCCATTCACAAATGAATGGGACTATCACCGTTGTAAGTTAATAAATGACAAGAACTGTTCCTGGAACTGGTGCTGTAATCGAACCAATATTTGATGAAATATTTGGTGTTCGTGCAGTCAAAGTATTAAATGGAGGATCTGGATACGTTCCTAATGATCCCCCACGTCTTACTGTGACTGGTTGCGGAACTCCTGATGAAGCAGCGTTATTATATCCAATCATTGATGCTGATTCTGGAAGAATCACTCATGTAAGAGTTTTGAATAGAGGAAAGGGATATGATCCTCTAAGATTGCAAATTATTCCTGAGCAGGAAACACCAAACGTCGTTACTTCATTTGATGTCAATAGAGTATGGCAAAGTCATCCTAA